CAGTTCACTTATAAAGCAACTACCATAAAAGAAAATAAAAATCACCCCAGTTGAGGTGCTGATCTTGGTTTTTGGGGTGGTATATAAGGACGTTTAGTTACCTTCTCTCTCACTCTTTCTCTCAAAACTCGCTCACTTCTCTCAAATTTTGCGTTCTTTTGCGTTCTTTTGCGTTCTTTTGCGTTCATGAACGCAAATTTTAGACATTAAAAAAGCCCATCTAAATTAATAGACGGGCTTTGTAATAATAAATTACTTTTTGATTTTAGCGATCAGATTATCGGCTCTATCATTAATGCGCTTTTGACGCTCGATAGGTAGTGATGCTATATATTCATCGAATGATACGGTTTTCATGATAACTCCTTATTTTGTTTAGCTATTATAGCAGCTACAGATAGCTAAAGTTAGCTAAATGCGGCTAAACAGATTGTCCGCAGCACTCGCAAACAACGCTGTCTTGTACATTCGCTGCAACAACTTTGATGCACTGTAAAAAATTAATAGCATAATCTGCAATGTCTTTATTGTCATCAACGCCATTAATAACTCTACGAGCGTTGATCCACTCGTTGCGCTCAAGCCCGTACTTGATGTACTGGTTTAATCGACGTGTCGTAAACGTACCTTTCAATGAGCCGATAGTTAATATTTTTGCGCTGACAATAGAGTCTAAAGCTAAGTCGGGGCTGTTAATTAAATCAATGCCCAGTATGTCAGTAAACTTTTTATAGTTGCCATAGCCTGTAATCATGACATAACCGCGCCCACGATACTTATAACCGTCACCGTCCGCTTCGGGCGTGTTACCTAAGCGCTCAGCTAGTCGCCCTGTGTCGTATTTGTCAAAGTAGCGAACACCACCATACTCAGTAATGGCTTGCATTGTAAATGCTGTCTCATGATACGCTGTGGCGAGCATGTAAGCCACGTATAAGGGATTTATTGAGTCTAGCTCTTTGTACTCGTTGAACGCTGCAAACAAGCCATTGACGCCATCTACGAATCCCTGACTGATCGAGCTGACTTTAAACACCTTTTTAAATTCAGCAAAATCAAAGTCTAGTTTATAACCGTCCTCCAAAGTTTCTTGAGACAGACCGCCCCAGTAACCATCGGCATCAATCCCTATGGCAGCTTGCAATGCCTTTACACTATCTTTTACATTCATTTATTTAGCTCCAAAAAAAGCCCCGATTAAGGGGTTGGGTTTAACGCTGATTGTTATTTGCCAAATATTGCGAATGCGGCATCTTTCACTTCTTTAATGATCGCCGACAGCGGCTTACCTTGCAGCATTGCAACTGCTTGATAAACAATGCCGATTGCGAGCATACCGAACACTGCCCACATCAACATAATCAGTCCATGCACCATGATTGTATAATTTTGCCACCCCATAATCTCAATGTGTGCACTACCACCAACAAGCGAGATAGTCACCGCAATGGTAAATTTAATGATAACTGGCAGGCTGACCTTGATGTTGCCATCTTTACCAATGTCCCCCGATAGCATCAAGCCAAATACCGCACCTACCACAGCGATCAGTATTTTTGGCATGAACGCCAACAGTTTTAATATAATTAGATCTATAAATGGTGTGTTGTTTGGCATATGCCCTCCTAAATTTTAGATAATAAAAAACCACTCAATGAGTGGCTAGTAACCTGCGATTGCTTTACTGTCTTGTAGCTGCTGCAATAACGCTGTGAGCGACGCTTCTTGACTTTGCGGCATACTCATTGATGCTGTTGCACCGCCAAGTTTAAAATTAACATCAATAGTTTTTGATGACGACGGCTGGCTGTCAAATCGGTTGTACTCTTGCGTTGTGATTTGAGCTGTTGCCGTCCTTGCTGCTTCGTAATTGTCGCGCTGCCTATCAGATTGTTTTGCTTTATCTGCGATTTCGGCTAGATAGACTGACGCTGACTTATATCGATTGAGGTCGGCTGCTGTTAGCTTTTGACCATCACTAAAGCCTTGCAGATCACCAACGTTCAGCGCACCGCCATTCGCGCCTTGTTTAGCATATAGTTTTCGTGCTTCCTCAATCGCTGATGCCTCTGACAATCCTTGCGACTTTAAGAAGTTCTCAACACCTAAGCGGCTGCCAAACTGATTGCCTTCGACGGGTGCGTCCTCTGTGCCATATATCCGCAAGTTTTTGAGCGTTTCATCACCATCAGTTACCGCCTGAGCTTCTTTGACCGCTTTTATTTTCTGCTGCAACTTATCGTAAGCGGATGACGCCTTATTTGCAGCGCGTACCATGGCATTACCTGCACCGCCTGCGCTAGTAGATATCCCATCATAAGCTGTGCGGATGTTGTTGACCGACGTTGTTACTTTGTCGTTTGCTGTCTTGGCCTGATCCATTTTTTCAAACGTGACACGACCTTGCTCATCGACTGCAATCGTTACACCGCGCTCAGCAGCCATACGTTTAGTGACAGCATCAATGACACCATTATTGGACGCAATGTTAGCCTTTGCCGTCTTTTCAAACGATTCTTCTAGCTGCTGCGCGGTGGCTTGTCCGTCTCTTTTGACAATGTTATAAGCATCGGTGTAGGCACCTGCATCTTTGGCTAGCTCTTCACGAGTCTTTAGACCCAAAAGTCCGTAAGCCTCAGTTACGCCATTGATGCCATCCTTGAGTATGTCAGCTCGGTTTTGCACGCCCTCCAAGCCTTCGGCAAGCTCTTTACCCGTGATTTTTCCCTCTTTGTATAGCTCATTCCATTTGAGCGTTAGGTTTTCAATCTCAGTGGTATTACCGGCCTTTTCAGACATTGCAGTAAGCGAGTCAACGAGTGCACCACCTGCGTCATAACCTGCATCGGTCAAGTCGTCAAAGCCATCAATCAGATCATCAAGACCAGCACTGGATTTGATAAACTCCTTTGATAGACCGATACCAACGGCACCTGCCAGCTCATCAATCTGCTCTTTGGTGCGGCCACTGGCGACTGTCGATTTATCAAGCTGCGTTACTAGCACGTTGCCAGTTTCATCTGCTTGTACCGCCAATCCCTGCAATGCTGCTATCTTCTCAAGCTCCGATGTTACTATGCCCTTATTATCAGCAATACTTTTGGCCGCATACCTTGCAAAGTTTGCCTCAATCTCTTTGTAGCGTTCATTGGCGAGGTTGATGCCAAACGCCATATCTTCACCAGATATCTTGCCTTGTCTGCCAAGCGCACTAAGAGACGATATAATGTCATCAACTGCACCTATCGTCTGCGCTTTCGGTACTGCGTCAGTTAATGACTCGCGCATTGATGTGCCAGACTCCGCTGCTTTAATTGCAACTTCAGCAAAGCTCTCACCGACACCAAGATAAGCCGCCTGCACACCTCTAGACGACTCAATGATGATATCGCCTGTTTCACTAATTGATGCTTGCAGTTCTTTACCAGCTAACTCAAGCCGCATATCGTCAGTGATAACCATGTCATTAGCGGCAATCTTAGCTTTGGCAACTTTGATGTATTGTTCTTCCATTGCTTCGGCGGCATAGCTGCCTTTGGTAACCATTTCATCGTAATTCTTAACGACTTCGACTACGGTTTCATCAAGTCTGTCTTGGGCTGTCTTATTCATCTCCGCCCATGCTTCACCGGACTTAGACTGAAAATCTAGCATCTTTTGTTCTGAACGTGCGTATAACTCCTCTTGCTTGGCAATTAACGCCTCGCCCATCGTCGAGCTTTCACCGTTGAGCTTAGCAATACCGATCAACACGCTGCCAATAATGCCGCTGATTGTGCCAAAAACGCTATCAGCTGCGATTGATAAGCCGCGTATGCCGTCAATAGCTACGCCCGTTACCACTGCGAATTGCTGCATTGATTTGGTAATAAGACCAACATCATTACCAGCGTCGACTGTGCCATTGATGATAGAGGTTAAGTCACTAAACGCGCCGTAAATGTCTTTAACAAGAGTGAATAAAGCAGCAGACTGCTCTAAGACAAAATCAAATGACTGACCAATGGCTGCCATCGTCGCGGGGTCGATATTGTCAATAGCATCGCTAATATACTGAATACCTTGCGCCAATCGCCCTGATTGATTGACCGTATCGTTTAGACTACCAATCAACTCAAACACCGTGGTTTTCATGTTCTGAACAGCATTACCAAACGTCGTTGGTAGTGTTGCAAATTCATCACTAATGGTTTGAGTCTGCGAGCGCACAGCTTCAATCACGACCTCAGATGTTAGCTTGCCTTCGGCTGCCATCGCTCTTAACTCACCACGAGTCACGCCAAGACCGTCAGCCATTGCTTGTGCCAATCTTGGTGCTTGCTCCATGATGCTGTTAAATTCTTCACCACGTACTACGCCTGATTGCAAGCCTTGTACGAGCTGAATGATTGCGGCGTCAGCACTGGCAGCACTACCACCCGATAGCTTGATAGCCTCGTTGATTGTCTTGGTGACGCTTAATATCTGCTCTTGCCCCAAACCTAATGACTCGGACGCTTGAGTAATACGCGAAAATAGCTCGCCCGTATTCTCTATACTGCTGAACGTTGCCTTTGCAATATCTGATACACCCTGAAAGCCTGTGATAAAAGCCGCGCCCTCGCCTGTAGCAAGTTTTACTCTCGCCTCCAGCGTAACAAAAGCATCTGACAGCTCGATGATCTCAGCGGCACCGATACCAATGCCAGCGGCAGCCAAAAGCCCTGCCAATCCGCCCATAGCTGATCTGAGCTTGCCAACATTACTGCTAAAGTTGTTTGTACTGGTATCTGTTCGACGTATCGTATCATCAACACCGTTAAGCTCACGCTCAAGCCGTCTGATCTGCTCCTCTGCTGCTCGCGTAGCTCGTTCAATCTCAGCAGCAGGGCGACCACTGTTGTTCTGAAAATCTACCAGTGCTCGGCTAATACTATCAATCTCACCACGTATCGTCTCAGGTACTCGAATGTTTGCCATGCGATACAGAGCGTTACGCGCATTATCGGCAGTGCTAGCAGCTCTATTCATTGCACCTGACAACTCGTTTGCCAAGCTAACACTAGCACTTCGAGCGCTGTTTAATTCTTGCTCTAAACGATTGACGTTGGCCGCTGCTTGCTCGATATCAGCAGGACTTGCATTGGTTTGACTTAATCGTAATGCCTCGGTTCTTGCTACTTCTAATTGCCTGCCAAGTCGAGTTACTTGTAGTGCTGACGCTTGCATGGCGGCTTCAATCTGTTCGCCTGATAGATTAGCACCTGCACCCATCTGTCTTAACTGGTCAGCCGTGGCGCGAATCTCACTTGTTAAACGACTGGCATCAACATTGGCAAGTCCTGCAAGCATTGTAGACGCTCGCTCAGTATCAGTATTCATCTGCTGTACGTTACGCTGCACAGACTGGGCGTATTCTGTGAACTTATCACGCGCTTGATTGATGCCGTTGTTGAATTGCTCGTTGAGCACACGCAATTGCACGTTAAAATCTAAATCACTTGCCATGTGGCGCACCTCAAATTTTGGACATAAAAAAAGCCCACCGATTAAAGTGAGCTTGTTGATCTATTCGTTTTGTTATTTAAAGGCGCTTGCCCTATCGTGTTTTGGTAATTTACCTGCTTTAATATGGCGCTCGTTAATGTGGTAGCGATTTAAGCTATCGCAATCGATAAAGACGACTGGCGTTTTACCTGCTCGGCTTTTGTTTTCGGACAAGCCAGCGTAAATAATAACTTCATTTGGCGCTTTTCTACCGACTAAATGCACAGCCTTATCTAGCAATTGATTGATGCGCTCAAACCCATCGTCACCCCAAACTTCATAGGCTTTAGGCCATTGCTCTAGCGTCATGTAATTTATGTCTAGCGTTTTTTCTGTCGCAGCACTCATGGTCTATCCTATTTATTTATTATTCGTCAGTAAACGCCATTTTATCCTCATCGTACCCTCTAAGATTGAACTCAGATTCAACATCGTCAGACAATCCCACGATAGATAGATAAATGGTGGCGCTGTTAGATCGCGTGGTTTTATCAAACAATTCATCTGATATTTGATCGCTGGCTGGCGTTAATACCCCTTCACTTCCTTGTACAAAACCATAAGACGATATACTGCTATTGAATTTAATTCTTATCTCGCAATTGGGTGCGCATTTAACTTCTTCAGGTGCAAAAATAGTAAATCTTTTTGATACAGAGCTGTCAGATGACTTTCGCTTTTCTAGTTCAATCCATGATCGTTGGTTGAGATTTGGATATTTCGGAACCGTATATGTATTGGTCGCATCTATTCTAGCGGTTAAAGAAAACAAGCCGTTCTCATTACTGGTGCTACCATACTTCCAATTACCCTTATCTGCGGGAAATGTGCTACCCGCGCCAATAGTGCCGCCAGCGCCATTGCTTACTTGTGGCGGCAAACTATCATAACCGCCACCGCATCCAGACACTGCCAATACCAAGCTCACTATCAATAACTTCTTCATAATCATCACCAAAATTATATTTACTCAATTTTAGTTGATTAAGCATTGTTACGCTAGTCTTTCATAAACTCTTTCCAGCCTTTCGCATCTGCTTGTGATACTCGCATTGCAAGCGCCATGTCTTTGATGCTCTGCCGCTTATCTTTAGCCATAGCCTTAGATAATTCCCACCATTCGCCAAACGCCATATCTAAAACGTCTACTTCTCTAAGTCCGATTTTGTAGAATGGTAGTAAGCTGTCGAACCAAGTAAGGCTAACTGTGCCCCCAGACTTTTTAGGGGCATGAAAATCTGACGCATAAAAAAATCACCCGAATGGGCGACGACCTCCTGCATCACTTGTAGCATTTCAAGCGGCTCAAGCTCTCGGTAAAATGCAGGGGATTGGTCTGTTAGCACCGATGCCAATATGACAGTTTCATCTGTGTAGCTGCCAATAAGTGATAACAGCTCGCTTTCAGGCATACCATTATTTGCTTTGATGATACGCTCAAACTCGGCGACAAAAGGCGTAAAAGCTCGTGTCACCTCATTTAAGTTTTTAACTTTGACGCGCTTAACGCCAACATCCTTTTTTTTATTCTCTAATTTTTTCGTGTCTTTGTTCCACACGCTATATGTCAGCTCAAAGCTGTAATCAATGTCATCTGTCATACTTCAATCTCCACGAATGGCAAATCAGGTGCTTCACTGACTATCTGCCCATCACGTATGAATACTTTATCGGCAAAATCGTAAGCTGCGCTTGATTGCACGACCGTATTACCGCCGCCCTGCATGGTGACGGTATAGTTTGAGCCATTACGATCAATGACGGTTGCCAATTGCTTAGCTCCTTGCTCAGTGACGTTTTTGAATAGCTGCCATAAGTTACCGCTAGCCATTAAACAATCTCCTTATCAAAATGACGCTCAACATCGATACTCTGATCAATCTCTAACGCACGATTGCTAGACAAGCGACCTGTGATAGTTGTGCCTCTGACCATGCCAACCCATGATTCACCATCATTAACACCGATCAATGTTGATGGTTTTAACACGCCTATATCGTTATGTAAGGGCATTGATATACCTATGTTGCCAATATCGCCCGTGTCGCTCAATATCATCTTACCGCGACTGATAGCGGCGTCCTGATCGGTTATTAAGTCACTCGTGACCATAGGCGGCTGATAACCTCCGCTTGTGCCTGTGCGCTTGATTAAAGCACCAATACCGCCATCATTTTCACCGTATATCGTCACGCCATTGTATGCAGGTTTATTAACACGTCCACGGCTGCGGCTGGTGATAAGCGACATTGGCAAGTTAATGCTAGGCGTTTGCGCTGCCCATTCCCAACTGGGCATCGGATAATGTGCCAGTACATGCAAAATATCAGCACTCATATCAGCGTTGATAAACCCGCCTGCTGCCTCTGCTATCCACTGCAATGAGTTGATAGGCGTTTTGTTTGAGTAGCTATAAGTATTAGCTGGTACTTGCCAGCCATTAACGCCTGCAAGCTGCCAATCAAGTGTAAAGCCTGACGGTACGCCACCACGGTTTAACTCGTCCTCTGCAATCTGCCTAGCACTCATTATTGTGTCGTACTTAAAGCCACGTTGGGCTGAATAAGGATTCGCTAAAAGCATAGCACGTGACTTACCTTTGATCGTTAAGCTACTTTCACCAAACTGGATAGAGTCCTCGCAGCTATCAAGTATGAATCGCCACAGATTGCCGTTACACGTAAAGTCAAGGCCTATCTGCTGCTCATGCGCCGTATCAACTTTTGATAGCTCAGACAATGGCACAGTAGCACTAAATGACCATGTATAGCTGTTGCTATCAATGCCAACGCTAAAGCCTAGCATTTTAATATCACGCCCATCATCTGAGCGCGTTAATGACACACTATTTGTCACAAATATAACTCCTTTGTTATAGGCGCTGTCTTTTTCCTCAGCGAGTAATTCAAGCCATGCAATAGCATCAAACAAAGCGTTTGCGCTTACTGCCATATCTGACGACTTACCAAACACTTTAGGTTTGCACATCGTCACGTCAAGCGTAGGATTAACCGCTAATGTTTTACGCTTGCATATGCGATTTTCCATTGCGTCAGCGTCAATAGTTGATAGCATCAAAATACCGCGAGGCACTGTCATTGGCATAGCTAAGTTGCTAGACGCACTCCTATCAGCGATACGCCTTGTCATCGGTAACGCTAGCTCGTCATTGTAAACATAATGCCGTAATGCACCGCTGCCACATTCCCAGCCTTCGATGATCTGCTCTTTAAGGATGACGGTTTGTGATAATGGCGGTGGTACATACCTAAGCTTGCTAAATGGCAGCCTTGCTGTTTCGATTAAAAAATCGGTACGGGTATTTAATAAACGGCTGTACTCGTTATATGAGCTTAATTTATCCGCTAATAATCTGCTGTTTTCACCACTTATGGCTCGCTCGATTTGACGCTTGGCCATTGCCTCAAAACCGTACCACTGAGCATGACTAATACGCTTTGCAGTCTCGCTTTTCAAAGTTGACTTACTAGCAATAAAAGTCTGACTCTCTAAAAGCTGTTGACTGCTATCACCGATTAACTTTGCTTGCTCAAACGACAATTGACTGCTTGATGTTAATTGTTCGTTAGCTTCAAATTGCGCTTGATTATCAGCACCTATCAGCTTTGATTGCTGCCAATCGGCGCTGACTTGATGTATTAAGTTGTCGTTAGCTTCAAAACCTGATTGCCTATCAATACCTTGTAACTTAGCGTTTTGTATGTCGCTGGACACACCAAGCATTGCCAGACGTGGGTTATTAGCGTCATAGCTTGCGGTTACGCTTGCAGTAGTATTTAAATCACAATGAGCTGTTACTGCAAGAGCGACATTTACCAGCTCAGCAGATACAACTGCACTTGCAAAAGGCGTTACATCAGCAATCGCTGAAACCGTTAAAGTTACATCGTCATCTATAACAACCGACACATTGACGGATGCCGTGGGCGTTATATTTGCTACAGCACTAACCGCTACAGATACATCATTATTATCAACATGTGGTTCAACTGGTATACCAACAGCGGTGCCAAGCTTGCGCGTCATACCAAGCGGTAATAAATTAGACGCTGGTTGCTCACTCACTAATAACGTAATCGGTAACGGTAAGCTGTTTGATATAAAGTAAATAGGTGGCGCTATCGTACCTAATGGCTGACTCATTGATAAAGTCAGCGCATTGGCATTTGGTTGGTCGCTAGATAAGCGCTCAATACGTAATGGCAATACATTAGAAAAAACATAAGTGTAGCGTGTTAAATCACCTGCATTTCTATCAAGAGGAAATGATAAAGCGTTTGAATTTGTTTGAGATGAATTATAGCGCTCAAGCATAAGGCGCAATTGGTTTGACATTTACCACCTCACTATACTATTGCCAAGACAACCATAACTCACTTTGATCTGATAATGCTAAGTCATCAGCAGGTTGTACATAATCCCAAGCAAAAGGCTCAAGCTCTTTTTTGTAATCTCTAACCATTACTAAGTATTCGCTATTAGGGTCAACACCTTTAAATAGATAATGTCCATTATCTAGCGACACAACAGATCGCTCAACCTCCATAGTGAGAGCATTAAGCAACCATATTTTCCTAGATGCTGGCTTTCCTTTGACGGTGACAATACCATCGCCAGCGCCTGCGATATATCCACTATGTTTCAGAGATAATGAGACGTAAACATTGGTCATTGCTAACATACTAATACCCCCAAAAATCAGTGTAAATCAAAAGAGTTCGAGTGTATTTGTTATATCTATCTAAGTCGCCAGTAGCATAACTGACTGGAACGGATAGCACTGGCCTACCATTCGATACGATATTTTCAACCTTGAATCGATCTGCATTGATATTGCTAACTGTCAAAAGAATGCCAGGCTGCTCGCCCATAAAGTTTGCAAAATTATATAGGTACCAAGCTGATACTAGCTCGACTGCTGACGTTGTATCGTTATCAATATAAGTGGTTGTTCTAACTGAGTTAATAACAACAATGCTAGCTGATGTATAATCACCAGTTATAAAGTATTTATTAGGGCTTGAGCTTGCTGCCCAAAAATTAGTTGGATCAGAACTACTATGCCCAACTGACCAAAAGGCAATGTTCGCGCCACTGGTGTTTTTTAACGCTGATTTAATTCTGCCAAAATACGTAACTCGTGTAACCAACCCTAAAGCAATGGTGTCATCAAGTATTTCAATAAATGTAAAACCTTGCTTAGTAACAAGCAATTGCCAGCCGTTTTTAACGCTAGTTAAATTAATATTTGAGTGCGATTTGGTTAGTGCGTTTGAGCTTGGATTAACTCTTGTTCCATTGTATCGATAAAACCAAGTAGTGGTTGAGGTGCTGCTATCATCAATACCTATGCTGTAATTAGACATTTCAGCACTAGGGCTAGTGAACTCAGCTACACCTCCCACCTCGTTTGTTATAGACCACCCTGCGCTATCTTTAGAACCATAACCTGTGACTAGGCAAGCCTTAATAATCGCCTTTACATCGCCAATAGTTCGAGTACCGTAGCTTATCTGAGGTGCGCTTGAGTCTGTACTGCTAAACCTTAATACCGGCTCATTTACTGGATTTAAAAAACTCATAATCTATCCTTATTTATTTAGTACAAGTTCGTAAGCGCCATGTGTAATAGGCTCGCACCCATCTGACACGTAAGTGATACCAACTATCATATTCGTGTCGTAGCCAAACGACCAATTACCCGCGCTGTCTGGCACTATTTGAGCAAGGCATTTGCCTGTTTTCCACTGAAAAATAGACACGTAATCAATCGCTGTGCCATCAAACCGCTTAGCTCTACCATTAACCACAGCCATATCAGATGCCTATTTGTAGTGACGTTATACTGACATAGCCGCCTGTATAAACTTGCTGCTTGTCTAGCGTTATCTCAGTTGCTACGTCTAGCGTAGCAATGAGCGTACCGTCTGCCGCCAGTATCTTAGCATCAGTTAAAACACCTGACGCAGTAGCTAAGACTTTAGGCGGTATTTTAAACACCATGACCGCCCCATCTATTGATAGTTGCGCTGGATTGAGTAGCGCAAACTCAGCCGCTAGTGTCGCCCCCACATAAAGCGACAACACCGAGTTAGTACCTACGTTTAAGCGATCAGCAATACCTTGTAAGGCTGCGTTTTTTGCATCAATACTCAATATCATAATTCACCTCGCTCGCGGTCAATGTTGGCATGATAGCCAATAGTGAAATCATAATTATCGCTACTGCTACCTTGGTGCTGCTGAATAGCATTGCCAATCCATATCGGATATTTAGCGGCGGCGGTATTAATACGCACCACATTATTAGCCGACCAACCGCTGCCCCATGCTGCTGACGGTATTGTAAAGTAAGCGTAACCTGTCATTGGATTAATTGGCGCTGTTAGCGTTGTTGTTGAGCCTGTGCCGATTTGACCGACTGTTTGACCAATAATGTTAAATGATGTTGGGCTAGTAAAGACGAGCGCCCACCTTTCTTCAATCGCATCACGATTAGTCACGACAATAGGATTATTGGTAACTTGCAACTGTGACGTTGTGGCATCACCAATAAGTGTGTCGCTAAATATACCGCCCCATGATTTTTGACCAAGCACGCCATAAGCCCGTGCTTGCATATCACCAGCGAGTAGCATTGAGCTAAAAACTGCTGCTGTGCTGTAGTCATGAGTAATGACTGTCGATAGTGTTACGCGACCTGATATGTCAGTCTCAATGACCAGCGCAATGTCCATGATGCGATATTTAGCAGTCAATGGCGCTGCATAAAACGACATATCAAACATACCGTTGAGCGTCAAAGTACCAGCATCAAGGTCAATATCAAGATAATCAAAGCTAACCTTCAAGCCATTGGCATCAACCACACTCACATCAGACAATCGCTCAAAGCCTAAATCAAACGTATCATTAGGCGCATTGGTTGGTAATTGCATCGTCTTAAGCTCAGTGATTGCAATACTGTCACCTTTGCGGACAAACGGGACGCGACCATCAGTAGGCAGACGTACCGGATCCAGTCCGATAAGCTCTTTATCAAGTGGCAAGTAGCTGTATGCAATCGCGTTATATCGGATGCTGTCTGGCTTAACATAAACAGGGCGATTGACGTATTGAACGCCACCATCCATATAGTAATACTCAGGGTCATACCAAGGCTCAAACGCTATGTCAGTAACGCCGCTTAACTCAGCAACCGTATGCTTGCGATAAAAATACAGCGCAACAACACCCGCTTTAAAATCAACCGTACCATGTGCAAATGTATTGCCAGTGATATTGCCCTGCTCATCAGTCGATAGTGATATGGGCGTACCGTCTGCAAGCTCTGCACTGATTTGCAAAGACGCTTCTTTAAGCGGCGCTACTGGCGTTCTGAATATCAAATTAGCAAGTGGTACTGGGTCATTCTCACGTAGCATTGATTTGAGATTAACCAAGTTGGCAACGTCTGCTTGCCACGCTGTTAATGCTACCGCGCCTGAGCTATAGTCAATCACACCGACTTGTGTACTGCCTGAGTACATTTTTCCGCTTACGTCTTTTAAGCTAACGCCGATTGCATCAACAAACACAGAGCCGCTAACAACAGGCGCTAAAGCATCTTGCGGCAATGCTAGATTAAGACTGCTTGCTTGACCTGTGGTAGTGGCTGCCTCCGTTGTAGGCGCGGTTATAGATTTGGCTAAAAAATCAACACTGCCAATTTTAAACGGCTCAGTTTTTTGGGTGATTTTAAATACTGGTGAGACACCTGGTCGCGCCAATACATCAACACCGCTAACTTGTTTTGACACCTTAACTTTAAAGCTGGCTGTACCTGCCGACTTATTAAGCGTACTGCTCAATAGTTCAACATTCCACTTTTGCGCGACTAGACCGTTAAATGGCTGCCAAACAAAGTCACTACTGCGACTTACAGTATTACCCGAATAAAATGCTTTATCAGAGTATGACGGATATAAGACGTTATCTATTTTTAGCGACGTGCCATTATCACTTAGTATGATATTGATATGGCCTGCATAACTTATATCGTCTCTACCCATCACTAGGCTAAACTCAACACCAGTAACCGATTGGTCAAAAGTAATGGTTTTTTCGTAAATTCCGTCGCTGATATCAGGCGAATCTTTGTATGTTGTCGTTAAAACATTGGACTCTATGACACGCTGATAAGACAAATCAAAAACCGTATCTTTTGCAACTGTTGTGTTTGGTGCAAGACTTAATCTACCGTCAATAAACGTGCCTGTCGCATCACCTGTGACAACGCCATTGCTGACCGTTGCAGTCTTATCGGTTGCCCATGTAACAGTGATAGAACCGCTTACTTTGTCTGCTACGTTGATTACGTGATAAGCAGCAGGCAACACTTGAGCGCCATACTTAATCGTATCTAGGTCAACACCAAAACTATAAATGATGTAGCTAGCTGCATCAGGGATAGCAGCCGTCGTAAGCAATACTGTTTTTCCCTGCACTGTACCGCGCCCGTTACCGTCGTCATCAACTAAGTTACCGCGCCCGTCATCATGCACGAGATAGTTATTACCCTGCACCGTGTAAGTTACCTTAAGGCTATTAGGGACTGGCTCAGCACCAAGCTCACGCACATAGTTGTAACCTGCATTGTCATCGACGACTTGATAATCTGTCTGCGATACACGGGTAAATTCACTAGCAGGTTTATAGCTCCCTGTAATTGTTGTTTGCCCTAAATTAAGTATGCTATACCATGTGATTTGACCGACACCGTATTTAATAGACGCATATGCTACGTTATTACCATCAACTAACTGCCCGTCTCTGTCAGTTAATGAGCGACTGCCAACCGACATGCTCAACGTGCCGACCGCAATACCACTTGGTAAACTAAATGCCGTATTGGTTGCTACATTAACTGATTGATTGATATTAATCACACCATCGCCACGCGCCTGAGTAGCAACTTGGTTAGCTGGATCACGCTGTAAAATAGGTGTCTCAACTTGCGTACTTGGCACAACCTGAGTATAAATAGAATTAAGTTTAACTTGGCGCGACTGCATAGCTACTACTGGTTCAGCTAAACGTGACGCGCTGCAATACTTAGCAGCATCAGCAATGCGAGCCTCACGCAAGATAGCGCGTCTAGTTGTTGACGCATTAAGGTAAAACTCTGGCACCGTTAGCCCATTAAAGGTTTCATTTAACGTATCACCAAATTCAATCGTGGCAATCGTGCGTGTTACAGTTGTACTAGCATTTTGTTGGAAACGTCTTTCAACCGTGTCAACTTTTAGCGGTCTAATGTACTGATAAAATTCATCTGACTGCCCCTCGTTTTGTACGAGTACAAGCGGCTGACCGACGGCTGGTATCTGATCGCCTTTATCAAGCGACACTTGGATAACGCGCTGTCCTGAAAGCTGTGTCTCTAGTAAATGACCTGCCCATTTAGTACCAAAAGCAAGGTATGACTCAGTCTTGTTCTGAGCATCTGAGCGACGATCAGCAAACGAGGTCGCTTTAAAAGCAAACACGCTGATATTTGGATTGTCAGGCAACTCAGTGAATAACATACGAGTGGCTTGCAATAGCTCGGCATTAGCCGTCTTGACTGCCAACGATACTTTACGCAGTCGAACTCGACCAAGTAAGCGGTCAATATCCGATACATCGGGAAATAAGTTATTTGACACGCCATCAATGACGGCAACACCAGTTGGCAATCCGCCACCCTCGTCTGTGTCGTTCATTACCTCAGATTTGAGGATTTCTAAATCGTTTTGAGTAATCGCCATTGTTGTCATCCGTCAAATTGTAGGCATTAAAAAAAGCCCTAAATAAAGGGCTAAATAGGTGAACATTGCTATACGCTCGGTGTCTCTAAAAATTTAAGCGTCACATTGTAATAATCGGTCAAATTCGGGCTTGTCGTACCCTTAATAGGACTTGCTTCAATCGCCTCTTGTGTCGTATCAAAAATAACCTTCACGCGCCTTACCGCACCATCTGCTAAGTAGTCTAGCCAAAACGTAGCGCCTAGCTTGTCACGCTCAGCCTTTAGCGCATTAACCGTTGCTCTTGATAGCACGCCGTGACCGTCAGGTGCTTGCATTGTGTACGGTCTGCCCGCTTGTCTGACTGACTGCTCGACAATCATTGTGCCATCAAGCGCGTACTTGGTACTCGATACGATAGCTGACCAGTCGTGTTCGCCCTCTGGGTAAAGACTATCTGACAAGACGATAACGTCATTGGTCGCTGTATTCGTCAGCTTGGTTTGTGCATTAGTACGCATAATGAGTCCTTTTTATTTGAGTAAGCCATCGACACGCAATGACTTAGTTAAATAAAAAACCCTAGCCGATACTCTGACTAGGGTAAAACTTTAAGCGAATTTTTCTAACTGATAAGGCGCTTTAATACCTTCGTCATATAGAATCTCAGCTTCAATTGTCATCTCAGCAAAATCTTCACTGATTAGGTCGAGTGCATCGGCTGGTGTGATCTTAGCGCGTGGTGCTGTGACTACGTACTTCTCACCTTGACCTTGAGTGTTGAGTCCATTAACACGTAGCTCGTAAAAGTCTACAGTATCGGTCATCGGCTTGGTGACTTTAGAGACACCGTAATCATAATCAACAACCATTGGTGATACTAACGTCTGCGTGTGCGTCATTTCGATAGTGCCATAGATAGGCTCAATCGTGTAGTCTGTGCCTTCAACTAAGTCGAGTGCTGTACCAGCAGTGCTATCTTTGATAACTACGTTAGATACGTTTTTATGCTTTAAAAAGATGACTTCGCCCACTTCATTGAAGGTATGCGTTTCACCTACTACACTGTCAGCCGCTACCTCGGTCATAGTCGCCTGTAATGCAGCAGCCATTGCAGCATCGCGTCGCTCATGAATGGTCAATGATGCAGTAGTGCTGATGTCACCTGCGTACTTATCCCACACTTGGTTTTTACCAGTGTGGTACTCACGCAATTCTTTTTCGTTTTCTGTGCTATGGCTGAATGTCATAGCTGATGCTACGCCCACCCAAAATGATGCACCACGTACGCCACCTTTGACTGGGGTTAAGTAAATTTTGCCACTACCGATAAAGGCGTGAGATTGGTTTAAGTTATCTGCCATGATTAATTCCTCTAAGGCTTAAATTTTGTATTGAAAGTTAACGGGTAAAGCGCGAACGTGCTGAAATAATCAGGACTACCGCTTGTTGATGTGCGCTGTAGCGGCTGATAGCGTGGTGCTAACTGATAACCTTGCACATGATTAATAACCTTGCCTATCAAGTCGCCTGACGACTCCATAAGCGCCTTAACATCTGTTTGTGAGGCTTGATTACTAACTGCTACTACAACCGTCCACTGCTGACTGTCTTGGCTGTCTATGTGCTGATTAGCTGTCGGATTATTCGAAGTATTGACCACATACAGAGCTGGTGTGATCTGCTTATTAATCTTGCTGATGCTAGCGACCGTACCGACATGCTTAACGCCCCACTCGTCAGCTTTCGCCTCTAAGTGCTCGATTAGGCCAAGACCTACCGCAAAGTAATTACTCATAAGTCTACGTCCATAATTCGATTAATAATATTAAGCACTGAGGCTCTATCGTTGTCGTTCATACCTAAAAATGGTCTAGCTGGAATATCGCCCCACAAGTGAGGGAATAACGCCTTTTTACCGCCGTAGTGCATCATGCGAGCGTAGATAACGTTTGTGCCCCACTTAACGCCATCAGGTAGCGCAATGTAGGTTAGCGAGGCCATTAAACGACCAGTATCACGTAGCGTTTTACCGCCTTGCTCTATTGCTCGCTTAGAAGGTAGCCACGGTTGACGCTGCAAATCGTGCTGATTGTAGAAACGCTCCTCAGTTTGATTGACCATCTCAGCGCCAGCCAACCGGCTAAACTTCTGCATTTTTTTACTGTCAAAATACAAATCGCCTAGCCGTCTGATTATCTCGTCACCGCCCGATAGATTGGCATCAAACATAGTCACCTCACTTAATGCCCGGCATCTTGGCGAAGACATCATCACCAAAGATTTGACCGGGGTAACTGCTGCCAATTGGTACAGCAGGTTTGACGTAGGTGCTTTGCTGCTCAGCGGCACTTAGTGGCTCAGCAAATGTGACGTTGGCGCGACCTGCGCTAACATCTTTTAGCCAAGCAATCTCTTCTTTGTAGCGGTCTTCTGGCTCACCTGATGCATCGTTTTTATACAGCAAGTATCTTGCGATATTGCAGCAAACAAGCTCCAAGTTGTCCGTCTTGGCGATGGGTGTGTTGTAACGTGTAGATAAGAAACTGTCCATTTTGCCACTTGCGCTTTTTAGTGCTTTAGCAGTCGCAGCAAAAGGATCTTCATGCAACGACTCAAGCTGACCAATTTCCAACTCACTAAAGTGACCGATCAAATCATCACGAGTCGCGTACATAATCAGTCCTTTGGAAAACGTGCGATTAGCTCAGCTTTGGTATCTGAGTCGTTGTAGTCGATTTCTTCTTCATCAAGTAACGCTGTTAGCTCGGCTTTGGTGAGCTTTTCTAGTTCAACCACATCACCACCTTCACCAGTATTAACATCTTCGTCTTCAACGGCTTCAGCTTCTACAATAGCGCCTTTACCTAATAAAAATTTGGCACGATCTTCGGTCAAGCCTTCGACGACTTCGCCAGTCTTAAAACGGCCTACCGATTGCTTTGCGATATACTTAGACATAATTTGCTCCAAAAAAAGCCCTGCGATTAGACAGGGCGATTAAATTTAGTTGATATTAAAGAGTGATAAAACCAGTACCACCACAGGCACCGTTTTTATTGATTGGTACAGGCAATGGGCTTGAATCGGCAATAAACTTATCGACTGACGGATCATCACTAAATACATGGTACGGCATCAATTCCATTGCTAATTTAGCAGGGTTCTTACGATGCTTAATCATGCAGAAGTACAACTTGTTAGCACGCTCAGAGATTAACCAAAAACCATCTTCTGGAATCATCAGCTCGCTTGTGCCATCTTCTTTGTCGAACTCAACGTCATACGTCCACCACTCGATACCATCTAAAGTACCGCGCAAGGTCGCCTCAGTCTCACCGCCAAACCCGCCATCAAACACACGAGTGATATTGGTATCTTTTGACGCTGTAAATTTTTTATTAAAATCCTCGTTATCTGACTGTACGTCAAAGACACGGCTAGACATTAACGCATCAACTGGGCGGCGCTTACCGTGCTTGACTAGGTTTTTAACTATATTGCGAATATCGGCGTAAATCGTAGCACCAACCTGATCCCATGCAATAAGCGGGCTAAACGTCAAATCGCTATGACGATCATAATCAACCGTCACACCTGCATTGTCATCACCTTCAACAACGACCTTGCCATACAGCAAAGCATCGCGGCACATAATAGCGATACGGGCAGACAATGACTCACGGATAGTCCAGTAAGACACGGCTGCTGCCATTTCCCATTCATCTTGCATGGTAGGAGGCACACCCGCAGCATTGGTAGCAATCACGCGCATTGTCTGCAATAGCTTGAGCATTTTTGCTTTGATTTTGCTGCTAGGCTCTACAACACAGGCAGGTTTAAAGTAAGGCGCTGGAATGTATTTAACATTCAATTCAACCTTGTCTTTGATGACACGGCCTTGAGCTGTTGGCACCACGGCAGGAGCTAGCGGAATATAGGTTTTGATATCACCTACAGGCACTTTGTCTTCGTTGTTTAAGTATTCTTCATCGCTGAAGTAACGGTCACGGAAAAAAGTGTCGACCGGCTTACTATGATCGTAAACCGCGCCAAGTTCTTCGAAAGATGCTGTTTCAATTTCAGCGCCTTCAATATTAAAAGTAGCCATAAATATTTATCCTTATTTAACTACGCTAAGCGTGATTTTGGTTGAGCGATTAGCGTATGCACGCGCCGCCAGTTTTTGAGCTGCGGTAAGTGCCACACCTTTTAGTTTGACTTCTGCAACATCAAACTTACCTGCAACATAGACAGGCATTTCAACACCTGCGGCAATCTTGGCCGTTGCTTGCTCAGCAGTTACATCAGCAAGGCAGATAACATGCCAGTCAGCTTGTGCGCCTGTTGATGCATCACTGTGAGTCGCTACGTTGGTGCCTGCAGCAATCACCAATAGGTCACCGCGTTTGTATGCAGTGCCAGTTGTAGGTACGACGCTATCAGTGATAGGTGCAACATCGACCGTCAATGGCTGCTCGGTTGTATAGTTGAAATCAACCATTATTTAGCTCCTTGTGCTTTTGCGGCTTCAACAGCTGCTAGAATTTTACTTTCGCCACCTTCGCGGCCATTGGTTGCTTGAGCTTTATCCAAACCATCTGGCAGCTTAGGTGCTTTGGGTGCAACTGGCGCTGAGAATGCAATAAATACATTGAACGCACCTTGATCCATTGCTTTAAGCTCGGTCACTTGCTCGTCGGTAAACTCGCGATCAGTGACGGCAGCTAACTTATCGATAGCGGCTTGGCGTGTTGATGCTTGAGACTCTGCTAGTTTTTGCTTGGCAGCTTGTGCTTCAGCTTTGGCATCAGCGATTTTTTGATCAGATGCAGCTTTATCAGACACCGCCTGATCCTCTAGCTGCTTGATTTTGGCTTGCGCCAGTTGTAACTCGTTCAATTCGTACTCCTCGGGGTTATTGTTGCTCTGTGCGGTACTGCTTGAGGCTGCAATGCTATCCGCAATCACATCAATCAGACCTAATTCTTTGGCTTTCGTAGCAGTGAAGTCGTCGCCTTCCCAGCCTTTGACTGTTTTGGCATCAACATTGCGCTGTGCTGCTACATGATTAAAAAATATGCTTGCGGATTCATCGACGCCTTCTTGTAAGCGCGTCTTTTCATCGTCGGTTAACGGGCTAAACCAATTAAATGCAGCTTTCCACTTGCCTGATCTAAACAGCGAGTATTTCTCACCGTGGTCATTTAACATCTTGCTTTGTTCGCTATGCACGACAAATACGCCAATACTGCCAATACCTGATTGCTTAGACGCTGTAACCTTGCTTGTACTAGCGCCTAACCAGTAAGCGGCTGAATACATATCGCCACTGACAAACGTTTCGATTGGCTTTGCAGACTGGTAGATAGTCTCAGTGATACCGTCAAGACCTGCAACGTAACCACCGACACTATCAATGTCTAAGACAATGTTAGTCACCGCGTAGTCGTCATTGGCTTGCTGTATGTAGTCAGCTAAGTTCGCATAGCCTGTCACACCCCGTGATCGATAATCGCTTGAGGTCTCAGGCACTAGCAGACCGCGCACATCAATAGTCGCTACACCATTCTCGACCGTGTAAGCCGCTTCACTGTCGTCATCGCTATAACGTGATAACGCTTTGAAGTCGATAGACGCAAGCTCACCATTCAAATCGTGGCAAGCCATGAGCGCATGACTATCAATGTCGCGCTTAATCTTTGCTTGTAAGTTCATATTTCACCCATTAAAAAGATTCAGGTTGCGCCACTCCACGTACAAGCCACATCGTACCTGTCTGTAATTCAGTTTTTCCAATAGCAATAGCGCGTTGGTCTAAGCCATCAGTGTTTTGCAGATCATCAACCAATTCGCCAAGCTCAGCGCCTTTAGTTTTAATCTTGTTCATCAAGTCAATTTCAGTTTGTGATAATTCGCGGTAGCCTTTAATCTTCTTGTGTTGATTGTCCATAATGAATCCTTAAAAAATAGGCATTAAAAAACCGCCCTTATCGGCGGTCTTGTTTGTGTTTCTTGCGTTTGGTGTAGACGGTCATCGCTATATCAGCTATCAGCACAATAGCTCTGAGTATTCGTGATTTATTCATTCGCTCTCTTCCTCAATCAGCTCTTTTGCCTCATCAATCATCAATGCAAGCTCCGGCACTGGTTGCGCTAACATCACCGTGATAGCTGCCTCAATGCGCTGTCTTGCTGCCAATATCGCATCTGACTGCTTGTAGTACGTGATAGCAAGCTCGGCTATCTTGTCATTAACCAGCTTATTCATATTGCCTGTGTACTGTGCTGGCGTGCCGCCAATCCAGCCTTCATCATTTGGCACATTAGGCAAGTCGTCATCGACGGTTATACCTTTAGCCTCAGCTTGTGACTTCGTAAGAGAACGACAGAAGCACCGGCAGCGATATCCTGAAGGAGCGTAGTGTATCGCCCAAAGTGGGTCATCGATATGTCTTACAACGCCATCTAGCACCTTATGCGCTGGGCGCTGTCTAATATCATTAATACCGTCACGCATCAGATAAGGACGCTCATCTTTATTCTGCTGCTGTTGATACCATCGACCACGACCATAAGCACCTTGGATGTTGGTGCGAAAGATATTATCTAGCCGATGCTTTGGTAGATTAATATCAATATCGCCCTTCTTAACAGCGTTCTGAAAGTCCGCAAACGTACCGCCATCAACTAATTGCTCATTAACCAAGCCCATCACATGCTTTATCTGCTCAGTCTGTGCAAGCCCTGCGATAGATACCGCTTGCTGGCGCTGTATGGGTGTCATGACGTTGTAGTAATTATCAGGTAGCACCACCTCACGATTAAGCGCGTAAGCAATGGCTTCGATAAACTGTACGTCAAATCCTGCTGTTGTCGTTGCCATTAGTTACGCCTACTTATGCGGATTATGTGGCGGCTTGGGTGGTTTTTTATTGCTTTCCGGTATATCAGCAACAAAACGTAAACCGCCTTTGTTGCCATTCTCGCCATCTCGAATGACAAAATAAAATACAGACACCCAAAATATAAAAGTAATAAGAAAAAATATCATTACTGATTCTATTGGCATAACCTAAACCTCACTCGATTCATCAGCAAAACCATGCACATCAGCGACCTGTATAGCGGTATTAACCAACTGGGTAAAATCACTCTCAGCCAGTCCTTCACCGCATAGGTTAAATAGCGACTCACGTAAGCTGTCAGCGTCCGTAGCGTTACTTATAGCCGATAGCACCGCATTAGCATCAAACGGCTGTACGCTTGCATTGAGCGCATCATCTGCGACCGATTCAAGCTCCATTTGCTCATCAGTAAATTCACTATCACCGTCAGCAGCTTTAAATGGCAACCATGTTTTGCTAGCCATTGACGTATAACGGTTGGCTTGTGTCGACGTTGCCAACTTAACAGCGCCTTGGCCATCACCATAATCCATGTGAGCGATATGCTGCTCGTTATAGCCATGCTCATCAACAAAGTATGACTTGGTAAAGCGAACGCCCATGTCGTGTGCTTTCTTGTCAGCGTCTAACTGGTCTTGGTTGATGAACTTCTTAGCCACCCACTTAAACTCAGGCGCTTCAAAACCATTAGCAGTACAGATCACATCAATAAAATGTTGGACAGCCTTAAGCGCATGCTTACGGTCGCTGCTAAAGATAATCTCTTGCTGCTCTTGGTGTACTACGCCTTGGCCGTAAGTGCCGCCCTTATCCGTGCCACTGGTAAGTGTCTGACCTAGCAAGTAAGTCGTAATACTCTGCTTAACCACTGAGTCATAGCCAATAAATGCCTCACCATTGCTACCACCGGTTACCGCTTTCACATCCTCATCAATGCCGATAGTGACGACACCTGAGTTGTGCGCTGCTAGTAGTGCATTGGCAAAGTCTTGAGCGTCAGAATCGCTAGACGCGTCAGTCTTACCAATCAGTAGTGGACTACCGAAACGCTCCAAGAACTTAGACCAAAAACGCCAGCCATTGGTTTTGAAGTAATGCAACCAATACACGCGGCTTAATAATGATTTGCCTTTAGGGTTTAGATATGTCGGCTTATGCTGCTGGTATAGATAGCGATAGTAAAAGTCAGTTTGATCACTAATCATTTTTGGCTGACTACCATCGTTCGGAAACCATTGCAGCGCACCGCCAGACAATGGCTCAAACCATTGAATAGGTTTTGACATCATTGAGGTAACTACATTACGCCCATTACTATCTTTGCCCCATAGCATTTCAATGACATCATAGCCGTACCACTTACTAAGCGATGAGCCTTGTAATATCGTCTCAAGGTGCAGGTCTAACTGCTCATAGATAAAATCAGCAAGAGCGCCCTCACTTGGTGTAATCGTATAGATCGCACTGCCTAACTCTTCTTCACGTCTATCAATCGCTTGGTCAATGTCTGGGTCCGTAAGCAATGTCTTTAGCGCATGACGACTGATACCCGCTTTTTTAAGTATCTCGTCAGTGTCAGTGCGGATTAGGTGTCTGTAAAAGGTCTTACCGCGTAGGTCTGTCACCTGCTCTTGGCTTAGCGCCTTACCTGCTGTTACACGGTAGCGCGGCTTTTCAGTTATATCATTCATCTATACGTCCGTTTGCCAGCAGTGGCTCTGTGTCGTTTAGTATTAGCACCACGCTTCATAGTGCGCTCGTGTGCATATCTTAGTGAGTCAATCAAATGGTTATGCTTATCGATAATCTCAGGCAATATCTCACCGCTTAATCGGTCCGTCTTGTAGCTGTACAGCCTAAATTCTTGCGCAGTCTTTACGCACCGAGGATGTATGACAATTTGCTTATAACCTTTGAGGTGAGTAATACCATCCTCAACACTACCTTTACCCTTAACGCATGCCTTAATTTTCGGTATGCCGTTACGCTTTAAGTAGCTGATTGATTCAGGACGGGCGTTATCTGCTATAAGCTCATACTTCTCGACACCTGGTATGTTGTCTTTCAAATATGCTGGCGTGTCGTCAATCTCAAGACCAACCTTGCATGCCTCATGTTCGATGTAAAGAATGCCATCATGTTCCCACGAGTTTGTCGCGCCAGTTGGATCGGCAGAAAAACCAAAGTCTAAGCCGTTGTATGGACCATTCCATGTTGGGTGTCTTGCGAACTCCTTAACGACGAACTTACCATTGAATATCTGAGCGTCTGAAGCCTCATGATAAGCACCCTCCCAAATCCAGCAGTAGGTTGCATCATCAAGGTTTTCTTGATCATTAAGTCGCTCTTGCTCAAGCACATCTGGAAAGAATGGATTGTCGCTATAATTCAACTCAACGATAAATTCGTTATACTTCTGCCTAAAGCGTTTGTCGGTGGCGCTGCCCTCGTGCTCAGGGTTCCACGTTATCCAAACCTCTGAATCATCTTCACGGACGGTAGGTAGTAGTTTCTGCCACGCCTTTTCACTGACGTTCTCAGCTTCATCGACCCAAGCAAGTAGTATTCTTGATTTACCCTTAATACTGTCTAGGTTATGACGTAGACCAGTAAACGCATAAGCAACACGTCTATTCTTGGTGCGAACGTACTTCTCACCAATCTCATAGTAATCATTAAGCCAGTCGACTGAACGTATAGCCTGCTTGATTTCTTCAAGCGATGACTCTTCTAGTGAGTTCATATACTCACGGCCGCATAGGATTATGCCGCTTGCTGACGCTTCAGCTAGTCGATAACCCTCTACGGCTGTCATCAATGCGAATGTGCGTGTCTTAGCACTACCGCGACCACCATAAGCACCTTTGTAGCGAGACTTAGATTCAAATACCGGTATAAGTTTTGGCGGTATCGTTATGTCAGCATAGACTTCATCATTTAATTGCTCGCCCATTTTCATCTACCTTTGGTGCAACCAGCCTAATTACTGTCGGCTTGGTCGCCATTGATCCATCACTAGATGTGTTATCGACCTTCTGCTTATTGGTGAACACCTCGCCCATTTCTTTGGCTGCTTGTTCTGCCAATGCTGCTGCTAGCGGCCTATTTTTTGACTTCTCAGCATCACGCGCCATACGGTCAAGCATATTTAATCGATACGCTTTATTAGCGATTGGTATCGCTTGAATGTCGTTGTTAAAGTCATCGCGAAACTTCTTGAATAGGTCCTTCCATGTTTTCGATAAGTTAATACCAGCAGCTTTGCCCGGGTCATAACATGAAACCTGCTGACGGGTCACGACAATATCAAATTCTTGTTTTACAGCTTCCGCTACTTCCGATGGCGTCATATAGGTTGCAAGCCCTTGTACAATAAAGGCCTTAACCTTATTGTTAAGGGTTGCCATAAATGCTCTCTCGTATCTCTAAGTAAACCTAATTTATGTTTATAGTTGGCTCACAATCTTGCAGCTCAGCCATTTTAATAACCGCTTCATCACCGCCGTATCTTCTGACGACGCCAAAGAACTCCTCAACATCGTGAGCAATCAATTCAAGCTGTGGTCTGCCGTCTGCTTTAAACGATGGATCACCAAACATATCTGGTTTATGCCTCATGTGATAAATCTCATGCTCAACCAATGCGGCAAACTCAGCGTCTGTACAATCACGGCAATAATTAGCATCTAAAGTGATTAGATAATCCGGTACCGCGCCCAACGTGTCTTCAAACCACATTTCTTGACGTGTCTTCTTCCAACCTCCGGCCATCATCATGACTTTTTCACACTGGCCTAATATCTGCTTACCGGCTTTGACATATTCGCTTTGGGCCCACATAAACGCTATTTCAGTTACTGAGTATTCCATCAAGTGTCTATGGTCTTCGTTAAACCACTCATGATCAGGGTTGAGTATCGTAGCGTGCAGCCATTCATATATTTCAGGCGCAGCCATTAATGGGCGTAGATCATTGGTTGGTGGCATTGGTCTTTTCAAAATGCTCACCTCCAATCAGCGAGTATAAAAAATGACCGTCTAAATCAATAGCGGTCAAAGTGGTTATTTAAAGAAATCCATTCTATCTACGTAATCTTTTGCGCCTGGATAGCTTCTATCAGCGCGGCTTTTTAAGAAGTCATACCAATAATCCTTGGCTGTTTGCTTCTTGCATTGCTTCCAACGATTAAAGACTTCAGCGTTGCTCAGATCGCACATATCAGCATCCCTGCCAAAAAGTAGACGTAAAAAAGCCCCATCAAATTAATGATAGGGCTTTGGAATTAATGACCGCAATTTACATCATAAAGTCATGCTTAGTGAGCAGTGATTACGGTGCTATTTTGTTCGCTCAACACATAAAATGCGGAGCATAAAAGGATATTACTACATAGCTCATTGAGCTGTCAAGTTATATCATAGTGCTTTGATAGTAGCTGCTTGCATCGTTCACTAAAACTCATATCATCAGACTTTATCGCATCAATGATTTGCCGCTCAATATCGTTATCGGGATTAAGCACAACTCGCGGTCTGTATGTCTTAGACTCATAACGACTGCTTGCTTTTGCTTGCGCTGTCTCAGTCATCGCCCACCTCGCTTAGATAGATTGTTATTAACCCGTCTTTACTCGCTTGTTGAATCCCGTCTAAGAATATTTTTAGCGTATCATCACGCATCGGCTTGTAATGCTTGCTATTAATATCATGAGTACGCCATGATTTAACTAAAGACTTGCTGACCTCGCTGCGCTGACCGCCAAGCTCGAAAACCTTAGCGGTCAGATCGTGATTGCGACTTAGATCGAAAGTCGCTAGTAGTCTTTGAAATACATAATTGTTATTCATATTGCACCTTAAACCGCCTACGCAGCGGATAAAATTATAAGAACTACTTTCTAAGCCAGCTATGCGCTGATTATAAGACTACTGAGCACCACACTTGCTAATTTCTTTTATTTCAAACTCATTGCTCGATGACCAGTCTTGTTCAAATATAGACTTAGCATCATCCTCGCTGCTTGCATCTACTATCTGATAGTTGCTAGACCAAATTCGCTTAGCTTGACCAAAATCTGCTTCGCGATGCTGATAACTTATTTTAAATTGACTCATGACATATATTCCTTTTTTATGTTTAATTAAAATTGAACTTCGATTGAAGGGGTTTTGCTTTTGTAGCTACGCATGATTGCATTTGTCGTACAATCAAAGAATATTTTGTTGTTTTTATCGTTAAGGTTGAAGCTAAAGCCAGTCGCTTGATTGAATTGAGCGCAAGTCATATAGATGCGTTTCATTTCAGCTTTTTCCCAAACTTTTAAACCCATTGCTAGAAGTTTAGCCTCTATAGTTTCTTCTTTGCTTTCTGCGTAGATAACTTTTAAACAAATTGCGAAAGTTGCAGCGTAGTTATCGCTAGTTTGGATAGTTGCTTTAGTTAATGCGTGTGCTGCTTTGAAGATAGCTGAAGTATTCATGATAACGCCCTCTGGGGTTTGTTTAAGTATCTTGCTTGGTATGTGTTTATTATATAGTGACCACTATAAATATGCAACTACTATTTGCAATTAATTTAAAATAAATCACTTTATTAAAACACCTTCTATAAATCCCGCGCCACGCTCCATAATGGCTTTAATCTTAACGTCTGTAATTTTCTTGCCTAAATCTTTAGTCATTTCTCTTGCGATACGACTAAACGATTCATCGTATCGAAAGTGCATCTCTAACACTGGGTACATTAACACGCAGATTAGCAAGTTATCATCGTCAAGCTCATTGTCTAGCATATGCCCTAATGCTACGTTTAATCGCGCTGAGTAGCGTTTGAGTGTTGCCATAGCACCTTCTACTTCTAACGCTTCTTCATCACTTATGTGCTCAAACGCTTCGTATTTAGCATAGCGCTTGTAGTCACTGTCACAGACTGGTGCACAGTTGATAAGCGCTTGCGCTGGACTTGAGCAACCTTGACCGCTGCCAGTGTTACGAGTCCATGCACCCCACGCAGCAAGTTTAACCTTCACGTCCCTATCGATTACGTCGCTCATACTGGCTCCCAAAGATGGTTAAAAACAATAATATTTACAGCGATAACAATCGTTGTTGATGCAGCAACCGCAAAAACCAATTTTGAATAATTCATTTAATCCCTCACCCATTTAAGTTCGTCAGACACCACAGCATTAAGTCGTTTGCAAGCCAGCCAGCACAGCATTACCATCAACCTGACCATGCAACCAAGCCAAGTCACGCGAGTTATCAATGACAATATCGCCAGCCTTAAACTCAATAGCGTTTTCGGACACATGATTACCCTCGATACCACCGCGACCAGTTAAGTGAATCAGCACACCATGCTCGCGCACTAGGTCGGCTTCGTTCTCAAAACGCACATCAGGAACAATCACGCACTTGCCAGCATTTAAGCGAGCAAAGGCTTTTACCCAGATATCACCATCAATAAGATTGCGACCCCATTCAGTGCCTAGCGTCTGCATCATGTGCCGTGGCGTCACGCCATAATCATCACTTACCACTGCCTTGGCATCGTCGCTGCAATCCACTCCGATAGCGCGTAGCATCTCTTTAAGCGGATCAGCGAACGATGAGCGCAACCAGATACCGCCTAAGTTATCGAGCATGTAACTGCAAAGTGTGTCTTTGCCTGCGCGTGCTGGTCCTGCGATACCAATAAGGCGCATCTTGCCTGCGTTACGCCACACATTCGGTACACTGGTCATGTATCTCTTATTAAAATGAAGTGGGGTGATATCACCAAACGTCTGCGCTGGCGTGTCATCATCGAATGTGTCATCATTGAATGTGTCGTCGTTGAATGTGTCGTCAGTGACTACTGGTAGCGGCTCACCTGCTCTCAAAAATACATAATCTCTCAAAAAATCAGCTTTGGTATCACTATCGGTCTCACGGTCAATAGCTGAGTAACTTGTAATCCACGTAATACCGTCAATATCCTCAATACTTGTAACCTCACAATCAATCTTTGGTTTTTTCGTCTGCCAAAAATCACCAACCACAATCTCAATCTCACTCACAATCCCCTCTCCTTTTTTGCTTTGTATAGCGCTGGCTTGCGCGGTTTTTTAATTTTTGGCTCGAACTTAACCGGAATATTGATATGTTTGCGCTTTAACAGTCGATAGACTTTATAAATCATCATGCCAGCGTCTCGTGCGTGCTCTGATGTTTTGTAAGGCCACTGAGTAATCATATTGAAGTCTTTTTCGCTTAGCTTCGTCTGTATCGCCTTTGGTGCAACAAATATATGCTGTAGGCCGTTACGCTCGCAAAACTCCTGCCATATCGAGCAATCACGCTTTACTGAGCCGACGCCTTGCATACGCTCGTTGCCTACGCCCTTTGGCACCCACTTACGCAGTCTCACGTCCTCAATACAGACAATAACGTCCATGCCAGCGTTAGCCGTATCACTAGCGATGTTTAATACTCGCTCCTGAGCACTCAAAATTGACTCGGTATCGATACTTTGAAACTTACCGTTGATGCTCCACGCAAAACCAGTGCTCACCCCTGTGTCTATCCCTATCAAAATCATTCAAATATACCCCTACGTTTGTCTTAAATTGTTCTTACACCCACTTGCACCGAATCAATATTCAAATCGCTCACAGCGTCATCTAGCGCCTTCCCACTTTTATCCCAACGACACGGATCATTAAACCGAACTCCGTCTATCTCGATAGCGCTACATGAGTAACGCTGTAATTCGATGTTGTACGACAGCCCGATGATAAAATCGCCTGCCAGCGTCACTGCGACGTTTTTAAAGTACGTCATAGCATTTGGCTTGCCAGCCTTGACCGCAAGCTTACGAGCTGCGTACTTAGCTTCGCCTGCGGTATAGTCGGCTGGGGATTTTTTCACTTTTGTAACTCTCTAAGCGTTATTTTCATCGCCTCAACAGTCTTGCAATACTCGCTTGCTC